GAATCACTAGTTGCTGCACCAGACTGAACAAGTTTGGAAAGATTTACAATATTTAAAGCACTTCTTGTATATTCTTTAATCTTACTTTGAATACCATTCTTTACGAGAGTTGTATTTACAACGGCATTACTGCCATTATCCAATCCTGCAATAGTTACATTGTTTCCACTTAAAGTGAAGGTATCTGATGTTATTGTTCCAATTCCTCCACCAGTGTAGTGTACAGAATATCTTTCTTGATCAAATGTTTCGAATGATGCACTAGTAATTCCAGTTACATCAGATAAGTTAAACGTTACTGAATTTCCAGAAATAGTTAAACCAGTAAGTTGACTGGTTATAGACAATTGAGAATTGGAAAGATTTACCGAAGCAATATTGGAGTCTGGAAGATTTGCATAAAGGAATGCATTTTCATTATTTCTTAATTCTGGAACTGCAAGTTCAGCATTGTAAGTTCCATTTGATCCAACACTACCATTAAAAACTCCAGTTACAGTAGTTATACCAGTCACTGTTAATGAAGTTAAATTTCCATCTACGTCAGAAACTCTATTATATCTTAACTCAGATCCATCCTGATATTTGATGATATCACCAACTTTAATTCCTGTAAAAAGTTTTCCTGGACTTGTTAAAGTAGTTCCTGTAATACTGACTTGATTAATTCCATCAATTTGTTTTCTGGTAAGAGTGCTATTTGCTTTAAATGTGGAAAATCCGACTGGTGCTGGTTGTTCAACAGATTTAATATCTCTAACACCATATACTATAAAACTTGCTAATGCTAATGATGCATCAACTCCATTAACAATCAATTGCTCATTTGCAACAAAGGTTCCCGAAGTTTGATAAATGTCCAATGATGATGTCCCATCACCAGCAGCAACTGCGAAACCTGTTGCACCACTACTCTTACCTTCAATAAAAGATGTTGCTTTAATTTCTTGTGCTGATACAGTCCTATTAAATGTCAAACTTGTATAAGTTTGTATATCATAAAGGTATAAATCCCATTGAGTTGCTGCACCCGAATATGCTGCATCTGTTAAATTGAATGTATATACCCTAGCTTTTCCAATCTCCTTTTGACCAGATGTATCTGCTTTAAATTGACTTTTTAAAAGTATGGTAACACTTTCTTTTGGTGCTCCCTCAACATTATCAACTCTCAATAGATTACCCATCTCAAATGGAACATTGATAGATGCTATATTTTCAGTATCTCTTGGTTTTTTAACATCAACTGTTTCTGTTGCATCTAGTTCAACATCATATCCGGCTACATATGCTTTTCCAGGTGAAACCTGAACACACATTAAATCATCATTTGGAATATTTCCTTCTTCAGTAGTTTCGTTTTCTAAAAACAAACCATCATTATCTATTCTATCATTTAGTGAATCTACAACATTTAATCGAAACTCGTCAACAGTATAATGTCCAGATTCATCAAAAGTTCTCTCTGCAATATAATCTCTAATAATATTGTAAACAGTTTTATCAACTACTTTCTTTATTTTACCATCATCAACTCTAAGAACTTCTACAAAATTAGTATCATCAAAATCTGTTAAAGATTTTTTAGTTAGAGTTAATGAAATTTTAAATCTATCTGCTCCTGGTGCAGCAAAATTGGAAAATCCTTTTGCATTATCATATAAAGATTGATCATCTTTAGCACTAACAATAGACTCATTTATTTGCAATCCAACTCTATATGATGGTTCATTAGTATAATAGTCTAATATAAGGGTCTGTTTAGATACATCAACAAAAGTTCCTCTTATAAAATACACCCCACTATCAATAGATGCGGAAGAACCAATAAATATAGCATTTTCTTGTAAAACTGAGGCAAATGAAGTTCCAGCATTAAACGTAATGTTTCCAAATGCTACATTTTCAGATGCGGTTAACTCTTCTCCTAATTCAAAAGTTGTAGATTCGGAGTTAGTTCCTGCTTTGGAATATTTTACATAAATTGTTACATTATCTACAATATCACTGTCGGTTGTAAGTGCAACTTCTTTGATTGTGGCACTTACACCAGATAAACTTCCTGTTATTGTTTTTCCAATAAAATTTTTAATATAAACTGAAATATCTATTCCCAGATGGATAGAATTTAGTTTAACAGCACAATATTCATTATCAAAAGTGACGGATCCTGGCAAAACCATGGAACCTTCTTTAAAGATATTACTGCCGAAAGATTCTACTTGATTCTGTAGAATAGACTGAAGAGTAGTTAATTCTCTAGCCTGAACTGGAAATCCTGGTTTAAATAAAACTTTATAAAAATTTTTATTTTTATCAAAGTCGTCATAATATGGACTGATATTTAAGTCTGTTTTTTGTGCCATCTTTTTTTAGAATTCCAGAATGATTTTAACGTCTTCTTTTTGTCTAGTGTCTCTTTGAACTTCGGGTCGATTGTCTATGTAAATTATATCTCCTGTCTTTTTATTTATCTCAGGATTTGCAAGTCCACTTGTGAAAGAAACACCCAGATTAATTTGTTTATTATCAACTATAATAGAACTACCTCCAAAGGAGCTATCAATTGTTCTGTTAACTGCATCCGAAAATTTAATTGACACACTATTGTTAAATGAAACAATAGGTTTGGAATTATTATTTTGTGTTTGATCGACCGAATTGCCAAAAGATAATGATCTGTCCTGATAATATTTTAAAACTTTGGTTTCTTCATCAAAAGAAGCAACATACCCTTTTGCAACGGAACCATCAGTTTGAGTCTGTGTTATTTCTCGTCCAATAATACTAGTTCCATTAATTAATTTGGGCACACTTTCTGTTAATTTAGCAGAAAAAAGTGATGAAAATGAATTTTCTGTAAAAGTTATTCCAACTCCCGAAAATGTTTCAGGATTTTTTATAATTCCAACTTGAGCGAATTTAGTATCTACGGGAAAATCTTTAGTGGAGTCATCAAATCTTGCATACAGTAATACTTTGTCAGTTCCTAGTTCTTGATATATGTTATATCCATGACCTCTAGATGGTGGAATAATAGGTATTAATTTTGCTGGACTATTACCTTCCGGAGTTGGAAAATCGCAATATCCATAAGTATATCCTTTACCACCTTGAGTCACCGTAACTTTAGTAATACTTCCAAGGTTGTCTGTTGTTATTGAAACTTTACCTCCGGTTCCATCTCCTATAATATCTGCAGTATCTCCATTTGTATAATTAGCACCTTTTTGATCAATGAATACGGTTTTAATTTGATTATTGTTTAAATTGGAATCTCCACCATCTCTAATCACTTTAATTTCATTCTCTGTGCTAGTTTCCCAACTATTCGGAACAACTATAAATTCCGTAGAGTCAAATTTAATAACATCTGACGGAGAAATTTTAAATAGATACTTCCACCTATATCCATCAGAATATTCTACTGGTTCTACATCAGTGTGATTTGGTTCTATAGTTGAGGTAGGAGCAGTCGTACTATCACCCGTAGTTCCATTCTCAATACATATATAAATTTTAAATTCACTAGTAATTATATAATATTTTGCATCATATAATCTTAATGCCTTACTGACTATAGCTAAATTTTGATTTCCGGCATATTGTCCATAATCATGCCTATACATATCATAAGCATTGCCCTCAATCCATTCAATTTTTTTTATAACTCTTCTAGCATTTTGTTCAGTAATTTTTTTACCAAACAAACTGGTATCTCTATAATGAGATAAGTGCTGAAAGTTATCTACGGGATTATTAGTTGTGCTTGTATTCCAAGTATCAGTTCTACCAAATCCAGTTGCAGTTGGATTAGATAATCCCAAAAAAGCATAATAAGAATTATTACTGATAGACTCTACAAAAGAACCAGCATTCAATATTCTAAATTGATCTGTTACGAATGCAGCCATATTAATAGGTTTTTTAGATATTTATACGATGTAATCAAGATACAATTTTAGGAAGTGCTCCAGTTAACCTAATACCAAAAGTTCTTCTTTGAATTGTTGGATATGTTGACAATCCAGAAATAGTATTTCCAGTAACACCAATTGATATTGGATTTGAAGATCTTGTACCAGTGGATAATCTTCCCCATGAATACTTTCCGACAGGATTTAATATACTTCCCGTTGTTCCTATGCCAATAATATTAGAGTTAGAATCTACATTACATGTAATAATTCCAATTTTATCACTATTAGATAAAGCAGAAACATAGTAAATATTATCTAAGAAACTTGTACCGATTCCAACAACCGCAGAGTTTGAACTATCAATAGATGTGACTCCAGTTCCAATTCTAGTATCGTAAATATAAACTGGATATCCTACTGATAAACCAGAGAAAGGTGATGTATCATCATGATATATGGTGAATTGAAGTGCTAATGGATTTCCTCCGGTTCCTGTAGTTGTTGTAATTCCAGTCACAATTCCTGAAAATCCATTAATAGTTTCAAATTCTGTAATTTTTTCGATATTTAAATTGGGAGTTTCTGCAAATATTGTTGGAGCAACTGTATATCCAGATCCAGGATTAGTGATTGTAGTTCCAGTAACTACTCCATTAGTAATAGATGCTGTTGCCGTAGATGTTGTTGTTGCTATTCCGACAAATTTCAATGCTATGGTTGTTTGATCCGAAAGATATCCAAAACCAGGATTTACTATGGTTATTCCAGTAACAGATCCATTTCCATCAATTGAAGCAGTAAATGCAGCAGCAACTGGATTTGTATCTTCTACTATTAAAGCATCAAAACCAGACTGTGGTTTGTCGCTGAATGATGCATTGGTAGGTGAATTATCAAATGTTCCTGCTTCATAATTAAATAATTCGGCATTATCTACAAAAATTTGAGTATCTGTTGACTGAACATCTTTAATTATTCTAGCAGTTGGAAATACTAAAGTTTCTAATACATCTCTAGATT